GAATAACGTTCCGGCTCAGGCTCCAGCAGGACACGCCCCTGCATAAACAGGGGCATCAGCTCTGAACCTGGCCTGAACAATACGATCCCCATACGCGGGGCAATTTCAGGGGTCAGTAGTGCTCTCACAGTCACCTCAATGAACGGTATCGAGCAGCTTTAACAGCTCAGGAAATCGGGATTCGAAGAAATGCGGCTGCGTCTCGCGCGGATTTGCAGGACTGGTGATGTTCTTGCCGAACATGCAGCCTTTCGCGGTCAGCGACCAGAATTTTTTGATGTTGTTAATCGCGGTACGGCTGTATCGTTCGCGTTGTTCAACGATCCCCAGCTTCGCCATCTGGTGATATGCCTGATTAGCCGTCAGGCGGATACCATACTGCTTCAGCAGTGCACTCAGCGACAGCGTAGGGCGGCTTGAACCATCTGGCGCATCAGCAGGTGCATCAATGGCATAGATCGGCATAAGTTCAGGAAGACCAGCTACCTTTGATAATTTCTGGTATGCACCAAGTTTCGAGGAGTTTGACAGATTTAGAGTCTTTGCTGCTGATTCAAGCAGAATGACCCCGGATTTAATTTTGTCGGATGTGGTTTCTTCTGGTGATGAATTATGAAGCGCATCAAAAGTACGTATCACTTTTAAGCTGAATGCCGGGCTGATCCACATTGCATATGCATAGACCAGCTCTTTACAGACATACGTCCCACCATTGCGCCCCTGAATGGTGATGACAGGAATACTACGGGAATCTCCCGTAGTTTCTTCTTCCAATAATTCCACAAGAGCCTTCGTTTCAGGACGACGCATAAACTCGTGAACTTCCAGCGAACGGGAGGAGCGATTCTCACCAGCGGCAAGAAGAGCTGCTTTCTGAAGGTCGTTAAGACAGTAGTTAGATTCGAAGTACTGGCGCACAGAAACGCCATCAATTACAAGCAACTGATTCATTGGTTTCTCCACAAATTTTTATCCACGAGCGGGACTGCACTCCCTTTTCGTTGATGCAGGATGAACTTACTGCGATTTTTAATAGTTATCAAGGATACACTGTTCATAAATACAGTATCTTTAACGAGGTAATACCCAAATTTAGGGTGTTGCTCAATTCCGTTACCGAGTTGCTAATTTGCAACTCGCTTTTTCGTACTTACTGATAGTGATCTCGACCTTCCCCTCCGGGATAACCGGTCCCCACTCCACCAGCATTCTTTTCACCTGACTGTCGTCTTCCCACACACCCGCGTGGGTCAGGGCGTCAAACAGCGCCTTGTTATAGTTGTCCAGATCGCGGATCCGGTTATCCGGAGGAAACAACACGATCTCCACTGAAGCAGGTGCCGACGTTGGTTTCGGCAGACGACGTAACTGCTCAACTATTGCTGCACACGCCGCGCTCTGGAATTTTCGCCCCGCCGCGCTTATCAGGCTCTTACCAGCAAACGCCCCTTTGTTGGGGTGTCGCCAGTACGTGTTCACGCTGGGCGGAAAAGGTAGGATCAACTTCATACTTTCAGGCCCCTCTCATGTAACCAGTGGGCTGCACGCAGCCTGGCGTTTTCCTCACCGGCAAGCAGTGAGCGGATAATCCCGACCGCCTCGCTGTCGTCGTCCTTCACCACGGTATGAAGCGTGATCCCCCGGGCCACACCACGCTTTATCGTGATGACGCCTTTTTTCTCCAGTGCGCGAAGATGCTCCACCGCTGCATTCACTGAACGGTATCCCAGCATGGTTGCCACCTCCTGATTGGTTGGCGGGAAGCCACGTTCTTTCTGATAAGAAATCAGCATATCCAGCACCTGCTGCTGGCATTGAGTTAACGTCGTCATGCCGCCATCTCCCTGACCAGTTTTTCCGCCTGCTGGCGAACCTGCGCCAGAAACGCCTCACCACATGCCTCAAGTTCATCGCGCCCGATGTAGCTGATTGCCGGTCCCTTCCAGGTCTTGTCGAAAACAGCAATAGCACCAGCGAAGAAAGAGCCTGTCGGCACCTGCTTCTCATCTTTCGGGATAAACCAGGCAGGCAGTTCAAAACCAATACGCCCGCGAATAAAAGCAATATGATCTGCATCTTCCGGCCACCACACTTCGCTGGTGGCAGCTTTGATCAGGAAAACATAGCGCCCACCTTTATCACGCATGGCACTGGCATGCTTCATGATGTAACGCATGCCTGTGATGTATTGCCCCTCATGCTGACTGGCGCGGCTGTATGGGGGATTACCAAAGGCAGCACCTTTAAGCTCCGCAAGACGTTCTGACCAGTCATGCGCCAGCGCGTTGTCTTCCGCCGTGTAATACGCAGCACATTTGGTGTTATCACCGTCAGTGAACAGATCCAGAACAAACGGGCCAAACAGGGTGTTAATTCCCCAGAAAATGTTGTCCGGCGTGCGCCACTGATCGCCCACTTCCTTCAGTTCATGGGCTGGTTTGTTCCGCAGTTCCACCAGCGCCTGGCAATATTTATTACTCATTAAGCCCCCACGTAATTCCCTGACAGATACCACTCTTCACCCGATGCAGCGCGCTTGCTGCTTTTCCGTAAACACCGCTCACGACGCGCCAGAAAATTGTTTCGTTCTGGTTGGGAGTGGCTTTCACGGAATGCCGCCATCCACACGGTTGCAGCACGACGGTATAAGCCCCTGGACTCCAGTTCTTCAGCCTGGCGGGTCAGGCACAAAATTACCCGTGGATCGTTAGTGCCGACATAGAAATTGCGCGCAGGTCTGGTTTCACGAACTGGTTGTGGTTCCGGCTCCTGCGCTCTCTCAGTCAGGCGCGGGAAATGTCTGCGTGTATCCCCTTCACAACGGTGAGCCACACGCCCACTCTGACGTAACTTGCTTGCTGACTGCAGAACGCGCTGCCGTGAGTAACCTGCAAAAGCATCCGCAATGTCTCCGGAAGTACACCCCGGATGGGCTTCAATGAATTTCTGAACTTCATTCAAAAGACTCATGATTACCCCCTGAATCCTGCCGGGATCTGGCTGTAGTCCACGTTGTCGTAACTGGCTTTGAAGTACGGGTCTTCGCGTTTTTCGGTGTACGTGCTTACGGACGGCGATAAGCGCAGGGAAAGCTCATCCCATTTTTCCCGCAGCTTCGACGGGCTGAGCACGTTACGGCACCAGAACGGATCGCGGCTGACGCGGCTGTACATCTCGCAGATTTGTTTGTGAGTACGACCATCCTGCACACACATCAGGCGAATTTCGTTTGCCCAGGCTGTCCAGTTCGGTTCTTTGGGACGAACCACCTCGCCGTCACATTCGGCAGCCTGCTCGTACAGGGCGATGATTTTTTTCCAGAGCCACTGTGCGCAGGTCAAATCATCCTGCGTCCCCCACTGGCGCTTTTTAGGGCTGAATACAACCGCATCAGGATGGCGAGTTAAAAAATCCTGTTCAGCCGTCTGCGTGTCCGGTTGCGAAGCGTCCGGACGAGAAGGTTTTTTATCTGACGGATCATGTTTTGATTTTACTGACGGATCCCCGCCAGATTCTGACGGGTGAAAACCCGCTTTTTTGCCAGATTTCGACGCATCAAATTTTGACGGGTCAGATTTTGATGCGTCAGATTTTGACGGGTCAGAATCTGACAGTTGAGAAAATGCCGCAGCCTGAAGCTTCGCAACGTTAAGCTGATAAACATTCGACGCATTGCGGTTACCCTGGCGACGCGCCTTACGCGTTAACCAGCCTTCTGCTTCCAGCCGTGCGATAGCCGTTCTGACTGTACTCATCCCCGCGCCAATCTGGCGGGCAATGGTTTCAATCGATGGCCAGCACACACCTTCGTCATTACTGAAATCAGCCAGGCGGGCCATAATTGCCACGCTGGATAATTTCATGCCTGACGCTGCGCAACCATCCCATACATAGCCGGTTAATTTAGTGCTCATGACCGACCTCTATTTCCCTGAATTTACGACGAAACTGTTCGAGCGGACTGAAGCACTCATGCTCATAGCCTTCGCGGAGGTAGATAACCCGTTGTGTTTCCGGTTCCCAACGAATGACTCTGACGGGCACTCCGTAGTGATCTTTGAACCAGCGGTTAACTTGTCGCAAAGGACTGTCTCCTTCTGCCGGTTGAAATCCCCCACAGCCCACTCTGCAAAGCTGTGGGTTACAATTTCCCTGTCACCTGGTACATTCACTGCATAGCAATATTCCACCTTCGCTTTTCCACCCGGTACAGGAAGCGCAATCAGTTGCGAGCGACGGTAGTGTGTTGTTAAACTGTTCATGCGTTAGTTTCTCCACAACCAGAAGCAATCGACGCCACGACGCCCGGAGCTGCACACTCGCGGGCGTCATTACTTTCTGAAATGCAAAAAATTTTGTAGACAAGTGCTGCATGCTCCTGCAGCTTCGAAATTGAGAGATACAGCTCGTCGTTAATTGCTGTCTTCTCATGCGGTTCCACTACACCGTCTTCGATTGCTGAACGAATCTGTTTTGAATAACTGCCGATCTGTTCAATGACTTCCAGCAGACGCTGGTTAATATCGGCGTTGTCCACATCCTCGACGTCAGGAAGAGACACAAAGACGCCATTTGCAGACTGCGCCACAGCATCAGCAATGAAATGAGTGCCACCAGCACGCTGTAAAACCATTGCCCATCCCAGCGGGAAAATCTGATCGCCATCTGCACGAAGGCGGTTGAATAAAGCGTTTTCTGTTACATCGAGCCAGTCAGCCGCTTCAGCGTAACCACCCGGCAACGCCGCGATAGTTTTTCTGACAGCTTTCACGTACCACTCAGGCTGTTTTTCTATTTTCCAGTGATGCTTACCCACGATTAGCCTCATCGTTCTGTGGTTAAAAATTGAAAGTGTTCTGCTAATCTTTCGGATAGATATCCGGTCTTAAGTCAGATTTCGTAATTGCACCTGACGTGCATTGCTCAAGTTTTTTAGCCAGCACAAAACTGGCTTTTTTATAGCCATTGAAAACCAGCCGTAAGTAGCCAGGTGTTGAGCCAACTTTTCCGGCCAACTCGCCCTGCTGTTCTTTGGTTAAAGAGTCCCAATACGCTTTCATACAATATGTACCTCCGGTATACATATTACATGATTGAAATGAACCTTCAAGATACTTGTACCTTAACGGTACAAGGGTTTTAATTTCGTTATGAAAACAATCCATGACATCCGGCGGTCTAACGCCAGAAAACTGAGAGATGGTGTTGGCGGGAATTCTTCCTTTGCCACTATGATTGATCGCGAGCCAACCCAGACCAGCAGGTTTATGGGAGATGGTGCTACTAAAAATATCGGTGACAGCATGGCACGACACATCGAAAAATGTTTCGACCTGCCTGTCGGATGGCTCGATCAAGAACACCAGACAACGAACATCACAAAAAAACCTGATGTTTCAATCACTAATAAACAAATCACATTAGTCCCTGTCATATCATGGGTACAGGCCGGAGCATGGAAAGAAGTTGGATATTCTGAGGTTGATTTGAGCACAGCAGAAACGTATCCCTGCCCTGTACCCTGTGGGGAAATGACTTATATCTTGCGGGTGATAGGTGATTCAATGATTGATGAGTACCGCCCGGGAGACATGATTTTTGTCGATCCTGAAGTACCTGCCTGCCACGGTGACGACGTTATTGCATTGATGCACGATACAGGTGAAACCACCTTCAAAAGGTTGATAGAAGATGGGACACAGCGTTATCTCAAAGCGTTAAACCCAAACTGGCCTGAGCCTTACATTAAGATCAACGGTAATTGCTCTATAATTGGAACTGTGATTTTCTCAGGAAAACCAAGAAGATACAAAATCAAAGCCTAATCAATGTTTATGAACCTGCTTCGGCAGGTTTTTTTATACTTGACAATGTGCCTTTGGGATACATAATGTACCCAAGAGAAACAACAAACAGGCAGGACGCCCACGAAGTAGCCGCCTGGAGCATATGAAGTCTAGGATGATTCATTAGCAACAAAAAAGCGCCCTACAGGACGCTTAGCTCTTTAACAATCTGGATATCCACAACAGTAGCAATCTACAGATTGCCGTTAAGTTTTCTGGACAACTCCTCAATGGATGGAGGCGATACGTAATCCGGATTTTTATTCATCAGAAACTTATTTTCACAGTGGAGGCACCTGCTTTTATGAAAAAGCTCATCTTTGCTAACCGGGAATGGTTGAAGTATCGATACTATCTTTTGTCCAAAACATTTTGGGCAAAGATGCATGGTTATGCTGCCACCGTTCACGATTACCTCCTTCGAGTATACAAAAGTACCCGACTCAAGTTGGTTAAGGATATAGCCTTCCGTCTGAGCCTCAAAGTTTTCGAATTCTGCAATTTTAGCTTTGAGAGAAGCATTTATTTCTTGATAAGAGCCCACCAGTTCAACGAGAGACACGCATTCGCGCTGAATAGACGCAAGCTTTGAGTTCAGCTCACCAATAGCCGCATTTACTTCAGCTTGAGTTTTTGCCTCGTTCATTAGTTTTGCAATCTGGGCTGTTTCACGAATAGCCGTCATTGCTGCCGTTAATTCAGCGATCACATTGAATACTCTTATTGTTGTTGGGGATATCCAGATTAACCGAATCCTTGTTGTTGGGGAATAACCAGGTCCACCTCGCCTGATGTGGCTAAAAGCAGGCACATAACAGCTAAGTATTTTCAACCAGAGAGAATCCTTAGCGTTGTGGTGAATGCGGCTCAGCGCACGCGGGTTAAGGTTGAGGCTGACAGTCGACCTTCTGTGGATACCCACCCGCCTGGTGTGCAACCTTCGCCAGGCACCGGGAGGCACCCGGCACCACAACTTTATGCTGTGTGTAGTCCTGGCGGTACCAGTTTGTACCCTTGCTTCCGGCTGGTACCGTCCTTTTTTGCAAAACAGAGAAGAGCATCACCGGACGACGGGCTCATAACCCAATCCATCCGGGCGGCTGCCACCGCAGGTGTTCTTCTCTGTTTTGTGGAGAAACCAACCGACCTTGCAGGGTCGATATGATGAGGAGCAGCAAAATGGCTAGCGAACGCAGTACTGATGTGCAGGCATTTATCGGGGAGCTGGACGGCGGCGTATTTGAAACCAAAATCGGCGCAGTTCTCAGTGAGGTCGCTTCCGGTGTGATGAACACGAAAACCAAAGGGAAGGTCTCACTCAATCTGGAAATCGAACCGTTTGATGAGAACCGTGTGAAAATCAAACACAAACTCTCATATGTTCGCCCAACTAACCGCGGGAAAATTTCCGAAGAAGACACCACCGAAACGCCGATGTATGTCAATCGCGGTGGTCGCCTGACTATTCTGCAGGAAGACCAGGGACAATTACTGACTCTTGCCGGTGAACCTGACGGAAAACTCCGCGCAGCAGGTCGTTAATATCGTTCGTAATAAACTGATTATTTATCTCATCACTGAATATCTTTATATAGTGAGGACTTATTATGTCTCAGAACTTAGACGCAACCGCAATTAATCAAATCCATGCCCTTATTTCTGCTCAGGGTGTTAATGAAATTATCAGTAAGATTGGTGCCGATGCTGTGGCATTGCCTGAGAATTTCCGCATTCATGATCTGGAAAAATTTAATTTAAATCGCTTCCGTTTCCGTGGTGCACTTTCCACTGCCAGCATCGATGATTTTACCCGTTATTCTAAAGATCTTGCAGATGAAGGCACCCGCTGCTTTATCGATGCCGATAATATGCGTGCCGTCAGTGTGCTTAACCTGGGTACTATTGATGAGCCAGGTCACGCAGATAACACTGCCACTCTCAAACTGAAAAAGACAGCACCGTTCTCTGCTCTGTTGTCTGTTAACGGCGAGCGTAACTCCCAGAAGTCACTGGCAGAATGGATCGAAGACTGGGCCGACTACCTTGTGGGCTTTGATGCTAATGGTGACGCTATTCAGGCAACAAAAGCGGCTGCGGCAGTCCGTAAAATCACGATTGAAGCAAACCAGACCGCTGATTTTGAAGATAATGACTTCAGCGGCAAACGCTCCCTGATGGAGTCTGTCGAAGCGAAGACCAAAGACATTATGCCAGTGGCATTTGAATTTAAATGCGTTCCGTTTGAAGGTCTGAAAGAACGTCCGTTTAAATTACGCCTCAGCATTATCACTGGCGATCGTCCTGTACTGGTTCTGCGCATTATTCAGCTGGAAGCGGTGCAGGAAGAAATGGCTAACGAATTTCGTGATCTGCTTGTTGAGAAATTCAAAGACAGCAAAGTAGAAACCTTTATTGGTACTTTCACCGCCTGATTTCATTACTGCAAATGCCCCTGCGGGGGCATTTATGGAAACGTAATTAACTCAATAATCACCGGATGGTGAGGGCTTCCTTTTACCAGAATTCAGCGCGGTGCAGTGCATATACGTGGAGAACAAAATGTCATTTATTAAAACTTTTTCCGGGAAGCATTTTTATTATGACAAGATAAATAAAGACGACATCGATATTAACGATATCGCGGTTTCCCTTTCAAATATCTGTCGCTTTGCCGGTCATCTTTCGCACTTCTACAGCGTCGCCCAACATGCGGTTCTTTGCAGCCAGCTGGTGCCGCAGGAATTTGCTTTTGAAGCGTTAATGCATGATGCAACAGAAGCGTATTGCCAGGACATTCCCGCACCACTGAAACGCCTTCTTCCTGACTATAAACGGATGGAAGAAAAAATAGACGCCGTAATCCGTGAGAAATACGGGTTACCCCCAGTTATGAGTACACCCGTGAAATATGCCGATCTCATCATGCTGGCAACCGAACGCCGCGATCTCGGGCTTGATGATGGCTCTTTCTGGCCTGTACTGGAAGGCATCCCGGCAACAGAGATGTTCAACGTGATTCCACTGGCACCGGGTCATGCCTACGGGATGTTTATGGAACGTTTTAACGATTTATCGGAGTTACGCAAATGCGCATGAATGTTTTCGAAATGGAAGGGTTTCTTCGCGGGAAATGTGTACCGCGAGATCTGAAAGTGAATGAAACAAATGCTGAGTACCTGTTACGTAAATTCGACGCGCTTGAAGCTAAATGTGCGGCACTGGAAAACAAAATAATACCAGTGTCAGCTGAACTGCCACCAGCAAATGAAAGTGTTCTGTTATTTGATGCTAATGGAGAAGGCTGGCTGATTGGCTGGCGTTCTCTCTGGTACACCTGGGGACAAAAAGAAACCGGAGAATGGCAGTGGACATTTCAGGTCGGGGACCTTGAAAACGTCAATATCACTCACTGGGCAGTAATGCCAAAAGCACCGGAGGCTGGAGCATAATGACCACATTTACCAATAAAGAACTGATTAAAGAAATCAAAGAACGAATCAGCAGCCTAGAGGTTCGAGACGATATTGAGCGCCGTGCTTATGAAATCGCACTCGTATCTCTGGAAGTAGAGCCAGATGAACGCGAAGCCTATGAATTATTCATGGAAAAGCGTTTCGGTGACTTAGTAGATCGTCGGAGAGTAAAAAACGGCGATAACGAATACATGGCATGGGATATGACTCTCGGTTGGATCGTCTGGCAGCAACGAGCTGGTATCCATTTTTCAACAATGACACAGCAAGAGGTGAAATAATGGAGCCATACAGCCTCACACTCGATGAGGCCTGTCAGTTTCTTAAGATATCCAGACCAACCGCCACCAACTGGATACGAACAGGCCGCCTACAGGCAACACGTAAAGATCCAACCAAGCCAAAATCTCCTTACCTCACAACACGGCAAGCTTGCATTGCGGCGCTTCAGTCTCCGCTGCATACTGTCCAGGTGAGCGCGGGTGATGGCATAACAGAGGAAAGAAAATGTCACTCTTCCGCAGAAATGAAATATGGTATGCCTCGTATTCGCTCCCGGGCGGGAAACGAATTAAGGAATCTCTTGGCACAAAGGACAAGCGGCAAGCTCAGGAGTTGCACGACAAGCGAAAAGCAGAACTCTGGCGAGTAGAAAAGCTAGGGGATTTACCTGATGTCACTTTTGAAGAGGCCTGCCTAAGATGGCTTGAGGAAAAAGCTGATAAAAAATCTCTCGATTCAGATAAAAGCCGGATTGAGTTCTGGCTTGAACATTTTGAGGGTATAAGGCTTAAAGATATCTCGGAGGCAAAGATTTACTCTGCTGTAAGCAGAATGCATAACAGAAAGACGAAAGAAATATGGAAACAGAAAGTTCAGGCCGCCATCAGGAAAGGTAAAGAACCGCCTGTTTATGAACCAAAGCCAGTATCAACTCAGACAAAGGCAAAGCATCTTGCCATGATAAAGGCCATTCTCCGTGCTGCAGAACGCGACTGGAAGTGGCTGGAAAAAGCGCCTGTCATCAAGATACCAGCGGTCAGAAACAAGCGAGTCAGATGGCTGGAAAAGGAGGAAGCAAAACGCCTTATTGATGAGTGCCCCGAACCACTGAAATCTGTCGTCAAGTTTGCGCTGGCAACTGGTCTGAGAAAGTCGAACATCATAAATCTGGAATGGCAACAAATCGACATGCAGCGACGAGTTGCCTGGGTGAATCCAGAAGAGAGCAAATCAAACCGCGCCATTGGTGTGGCGCTGAACGATACCGCCTGTAAAGTGTTGCGTGATCAAATAGGCAAGCATCACAAATGGGTGTTTGTACATACCAAGGCGACTAAGCGAGCAGATGGAACATCAACGCCTGCGGTCAGGAAGATGCGCATCGACAGCAAGACATCATGGCTATCAGCTTGTCGTCGTGCAGGAATTGAAGATTTCCGTTTCCATGACCTCAGACACACCTGGGCAAGCTGGCTGATCCAGTCAGGCGTCCCATTATCTGTGCTTCAGGAAATGGGCGGATGGGAGTCCATAGAAATGGTTCGTAGGTATGCTCACCTTGCGCCTAATCATTTGACAGAGCATGCAAGGAAAATAGACGACATTTTTGGTGATAATGTCCCAAATATGTCCCACTGTGGAATTATGGAGGATATAAAGAAGGCGTAACTGATTGAATTGTAATGGCGCGCCCTGCAGGATTCGAACCTGCGGCCCACGACTTAGAAGGTCGTTGCTCTATCCAACTGAGCTAAGGGCGCGTTGATACCGCAATGCGGTGTAATCGCGTGAATTATACGGTCAACCCTTGCTGAGTCAATGGCTTTTGATCTGGTTGCTGAACAAGTGAACGACCGCGTCTGATTTTCTGATTTATTTCGTTATAGCGGCAAACAAACGCACACCGCTGCGCGTCTGAATCAAGAAAACCCGTATTTTCATGTATCAAGTACAATTTCCCGCCCTAACGGAAAATTGTCCGATCCAATGAGACTGGTAACTATGAAACCAACGTCGGTGATCATTATGGATACTCATCCTATCATCAGAATGTCTATTGAAGTTCTGTTGCAAAAAAACAATGAATTGCAAATTGTCCTGAAAACGGATGATTATCGCATAACCATCGATTATCTCCGAACCCGTCCTGTTGATTTAATCATTATGGATATAGACTTGCCCGGAACAGACGGTTTTACCTTCCTGAAAAGGATCAAACAAATCCAGAGTACAGTGAAAGTATTATTTTTATCATCGAAATCAGAATGCTTTTATGCTGGCAGAGCGGTACAAGCTGGTGCTAACGGTTTTGTCAGTAAATGCAATGATCAGAATGATATTTTTCATGCCGTTCAGATGATCCTCTCCGGATACACTTTTTTTCCCAGCGAAACGCTCAACTATATAAAAAGCAATAAATGCAGTACGAATAGTTCAACGGTCACGGTGCTATCTAATCGTGAAGTAACCATATTACGTTATCTGGTTAGCGGATTATCTAATAAAGAAATTGCCGATAAGTTATTACTTAGCAATAAAACAGTTAGTGCACATAAATCTAATATTTATGGCAAGCTAGGTTTGCATTCAATTGTAGAGCTTATCGACTACGCCAAATTATATGAATTAATATAATATTAATTATAATTGATCATAAATATCGCATCCGCTTTCGCCACACCAGGCTGAACACCGCTGGCTAACGCTCGATAATTGGCAAAAAAGTTTAGTGTGACATTGCCATTTGCATCAACTTCCTCAGTCGAGCTCGCCTCCCCCAGTGCGAGCCGGGAGCGATCGCTATTACGTAATTCGATGGCGACGGTTTGTGCCATTGCGGGATCATCCAGAGCCAGCAGGTTGGCATCAGATGCCGGCGTTCCCGTAAATAAAATCGCAACTGAACCCGGAGGACATCCCTCCAGCCGCAGGCTAAAAGGGACGAGTGCCGTGGTATCGCCAGCGCTCAGTAATTGTGTCGTAGGCCATCTGCCTAAATCTACCGTCTTATCCTTATCCGCTGTGTTTACGGTACAGGAGAAATCAACAACGTTACCGTGCAAATTGATATTAATCGTTCCTAAAGGGTCAACTGCCCATCCACTGGAACTCCACAGTAGCCCGCAGAAACAGCTAAAGAGTACTCTTCTCATTCTCCGTACCTCATTGATAATCGACGCGTAAATACCCCAGCGCGCTAAACGGCCCTTCGGTCGGTTTTTGACCGGTAATACTGATAGGCCAGGCGCGAAGTGTGACATTGGCTGCCGCAGCTGCATCCAGACGGAAAGGAATAACGCTATTGAGATCGTTAGGCGTGATCGGCGTATCGTTCTGATCGGCCACAATAAAACCTAAATCCTGATTGTCCGACACCATCGCCTGACCAGAAACGGCACTGGCTTCCAGACGCATTGTTAAATAAGCCTGCGCAGCAACATTCGTACATTTGATCGCAATGCTCTTGGTTTGCGGCATGACACCAGCTGGTCGATTCCCCGGCCCTGCCGCACTAAATAACGATGCGCCGATATCACCAAAATCAAATTCAACAATTTGCCCGGCATTTAATTCGCAGTTTTGCGGTACTTCAACCCGGCCACCAAAACTAATGGTATAAACAGGTGTAACCAACGGATCGTTAGGCGTTGATGTCACATACACGGTAAACATCACCTGTCTGGGGATCTCCACCATGTTAATAAAGGGACGAATAACCTTTAAACGAAATATCAAACGAGAATCCATCACCCCGAACGGAAGGTTTTGCGAAACGTTAGGATCTGTTCCCATACGAATATAATTTTGCGGAGGGAATTGAATATCCATCACGCTATCAACCAGACTCATCGCACCTAATAGATAATCATTTAATTGCATATATTTATAATTATCGATAGTTTCCTGAACAATAAAGTTGGTGACATAACTACGGTATGTATAATTCACCAGCGTGCCGGGTGGACAAATTGCTGATACACCTACCCAGCCGGATTTTTCCGGTAAAACAACAATCTGCCCTGGCTGGTTATTGGTGCTATTAAAGACATTTGAGAGATCATAGTGTTCATCTTCTGCTACGCCAGTACTATTTGCACAAACAGTAGCCCAGGATATGTTTGTTAACCACAAACATGCCATCGCCAATAATAATCTGCAGATTATCTTCATTGATAATTTCCTTTATGAGCCAGGATGTGTGCAAACTGCCGAAATAACAGTGACGGCTTGCTGTAAGCTTTGCTTCGGCAATACATAGTGCGCAATGCAGCGTGAGTTCGCGCCGTCTCCCCACTGAACCAGTAATTCACCAGACAATGGCGCACCGCTTAAATAAACTTGCCCGTCATCACCCACCATACTGGTTATTCCGGTACTGTTTTCCCGTACCAGTGATCCAAACGGCACCGGTTTTCCGCCCTGGGTAACGGTAATGAGCGCCCGCACGCCTATGCGGGTATCAAAATTGGCACGAACCAACGCGCCTTGCGTCGGCACAACGCTGCTAATATTTTTTTCAACATCGATGGAATTCCCCATCGTATTGGTATCAAGCGCGATACGGTTATACCGATAAACCGTGGCATACGGCATCACCGCATAGCCGCGCCAATCGGTTAAAATTCCAGTTTGATTTTCAATGCGTACACCGCCTGCGCCTGGCGCTTTAATCAAAACATTGGTATCCCCTAAAGGCTGGCTCAGCGTTATACCATTTTCATGCCCGACCACACCGCCAGACAGCTGCCAGTTAACGTCATGTTGATCGCGGTCGTAGTTATACCCGACCCCCAGCGTACCGTAAGCGGCCTGCCAGTTTGCCGTGGCGCTGCCCGTATACCCATTATTCGAGGTATCGCCCTGGCTTACGTGATAACTCAGGTTGTGGCCTTCCAGTAAGGTCCCACCAACGCCTGCCAGCCAGCTATTTTGCCCGTTGCTGTTACGGTTGGCGTTAAAGGAGGCATAAGCGCGGTCGAGCGCATTTTCCCGGGTGTAGCGACGTTTGGTCAGAACATTGAAAGGCACTGAAACATTAAGTCCGACAATACGTTCGTTATCGGGGATCCCTACAGATTCATTCCACGAAAATGAGAGTGAATAACTGATGCCAACCCAGCTGCTGGTATACCCCACCTGATACCAGGTATCTGAATCCGAAGTATTCCAGTATTTTTGATGGGTACCAGAAATATAAAGCGAGCCAAAGTCATTAAGTGATTGTGAAATATTTAACTGCAAACGGTCTTTACGACTAAAGCGTAAATTGTGGTAATTCACGATTATCGGTTCATCGCGATGCTCACCGTCATAATCGTAATCATATTCGTACCCCTCCATTCGACGATACGCAACATCATCAAGGGTATAAAAACCTTGTGTCGAATAGCGGTAACCCATTAACTGAAAATTGGTGCCGAAAGTGTTCATTGATTTCGCGGTAATGACTCCAACTTATTGATAGTGTTTTATGTTCAGATAATGCCCGATGACTTTGTCATGCAGCTCCACCGATTTTGAGAACGACA